GCTAATATAAGCTTTTGTAAATCAGAGTTTTTTATTTCATTTTTTAAAACATCAATTTCACCTGTCTGAAATAATTTGTCACCATTTTCATCTAAAGCTTTTAATAACAATAATCTTAATGACAAATCATCTAAATCATCTGTTCTAGATAACTTTTGTGCCCTTTCACGTTCAGCTAAAGTTAGAGGAGCAACCCACATTTCGAATACAGAACCATCAGATAAAGTAACTTCTTTTTTTGTTGGTTGTAAATTTGCAGCTTTACGCAAACGATCAATAGCTCGCATAGTTTTGTTAGATGCCATAAATTAATTATATTTCTTACTTAGTATACTAATGGTTTATAAAAAACTCAACCATTTATGCAACACCAGAAAAATCAAATGTTGGTTGTACAGCAGGTCTAAATTCTACGCTTACTGTCTGTGCATCATCAGGGTTAACATTTAATGAGGCAGAAGTTAATGTAGCTTCAAACTCAATAAATCTACTTAATGTGTCGCTTACTGAACCACCACTAAATACCTGATCCATATATAGTTTCATAGCTGCACCTACTTGCTGTCTCTGTAACACATCTTGAACCATACGGTTTACCATCGCTGTATCTTCGTTTGTAAAGTAAGCAGTAGCAGTGCCTGTACCATCACCGAAACCTGCAATATATTTTCTAAATGGAGTGAATTGTGTTGGAGTGCCACCAATAGTTGTTACATCTATTTCTTCTCTAGATATTTCAAATGTCCATTCTCTAACTTGTGTAACGCTACTGAAATCTGCATAGGCTACCTGAAACTCATTAGGAGATGCTGCTGTGCCAACATCAGTAATATTTAATGCTGAACCACCAGAAGTTGCTGACACCTGTAATGCTCCTGTTGTGGCTGTATATGCAATCACATAAAAGGTATCAGAAGTAGTCAACCCTGCTGGTAATGTACCCGTTCCAGATCCACCAGTTTGTGAGTTGATAACACTGAACTTAACAGGATCACCTACTTTGAAGTTTAAGTAAGTCTCAACAGTAATAGTTTCAGTACCAATATTTACGCCAGCTGTGCCAAAAGTACCTTTAGTACCAGCAGGTTTGTAATATAAAGCTCCAGATGTTCCAGATAAAGCGGTGACAGCCATGA